TGTTCTTCACCATGAATGTCTGAATAAAAAAATGGGTTGTCTTGTTTTAGTTTATGAATTAGTTTTTTCATGTAATACCTCAATTACTTTTGATAAATACCATCTACCTTTTTGTAAATCTTCTAAGCCATTTTTATATTTGTAGCGATGAAGATATTTATGGCAGTTGCCAATGCAATAAGAAATGAAGCCATCGTCGCCTAATTGCTGCCTAATGTAGTCAATTGCTTCGATACTTCCTTTGTTATAGTGAGCAGGTTTTTTTACATTATCTAAAACTTCTCTAAGAGAATCCCACTCTTCGGGTGTAACATTATCTATACTCATTTATCTCTCCAGTAGTTGTACTAAGTGTTCTGCATCTAGTATCTCATGTGTAGCTAAGAAGGGTATCGGACCATTTAGATCTTCTTCATATAGTTTATTTGCAAACTTCTTAGCTTCATCTTTAGAAGAAAACCAATACAGATCCCCTGCGTCTACACTCCAGACTGTTATTCCCATTCTGTTGTTTCAACCTTTAATTGAGTTTCTATCCACACTCTAGCCCCACATGAAAGAGGCTTATTAGGTGAGTAAACTACGCGAGCTACTTCGTTTCCCGAAGCGTCTCGAATAATCGCGTTGGTAGCATATCTATTACTCTTATAATCTTTAACAGTTAACACTGGATTAGTAGTGCCTTGTTTTAAGTTTTCTCTAATCTTATGTTGATTAACATGTACTATAGTTTTCATAAGCTCTCCAAATAAAAAAGGCGGGGCATCTCTGCACCCGCCAAGCCACGTCCCACTTGGACATTCTTAATAAGCACCTCGCTGCACCTGTCTTACAATCTCATAGACTTCAGAGCTAGTAAGCTTAAGTTTTTTGAGGTCTTTACATAGCGCTGTGTAGTCAGGATTTGGTTTTATGTACACATGAAACTGTATTAAACCCTGAATCTGTTTGCCCCTGTCCATTACGATAAATGTGTAGCAATTACTAAAGGAACTAACGGAGATAAAATAACTACAATAAGCGCGTATATTAAAAGCATTTTGTACACAACTACCCCCTATGCTGTCTTAGCCAGCCATATGTTTGAATTAAGCGTCTTGCGAACTTGTTCTTGTCGCTTGTGTCTAACAGACGCGATGTTAATCTCAGAGGCCTTACGTGCTGCTGGAGCATGTGTAGACCAATCAGTAAGAGTATTGTACACTGCCCAGCGATTTCTACCAAGGCGGTCACGGTACTCAGGCCATTGACGTGCTAAGTAGGATAGGCTGCTGTTGGACCTTGAAAGACTTTCAAAGATATCAGACCAAGAGGCACCATCTTCGATTAACGTCTTAACTTGAGGGACACAGCCAGCTGCTTCAGAAAAGATAAACTTAGCTTCTTGTTCTGTTACGTGTGTCTTAGACCAAGTGTGCCATGTCTCTTGTTCAGCTTGGAAAAAGTCCAAGGCCTTAACAATTAGACGTGAGCCGTGATCGACGTCTAAGTTCTTGGTATGTCGAGCCTTGAAGACTGTGATCTCACCTCTACTAAACACCTGAAGGTTTAGGCAAGCAAACTGATGCGCTGCAACAGACATCATGAAGGGCCATGAACTATCGAAGGACGTGATACCCAACAAGACTAGTGAGGCATTGTCGCCGTCAGGAGTCCGATAAGTATGATTAGGTAGGGTGTATTTTACAAAGGTACGACTGCCGTCGTGACTAGTTTGGATCTCTTCGCGGATATCATCAGTGTTTAGATTGCTGCGAAGAATGATTGCACGTTGGGCATCAATAAGTTTCTTAGGCGCGACAGCTTGATACTTGCTGCCGTGAATACCAAGCTCTGCCCCAGTGTCAGTGCGATAGACGACACGCTTACTTGCCTCTTGCATGTCGGCACCATACTCAGAAATAGGATAGAACAAAGGTGCGGTACTTACATCGAAGTCAGCAGGGCCGTAGCCTCCAAAGATTGATGCTTCTTGATTACCAAAAAATGAAACGACGTTTGACATAATAGTCTCCATAGTTAAGTTTACTTTACGTTTTCGATAATAACTTTTGTTGTATCGAACTTGTAGCACAACAGACAGTCCATACATTTCTGTCCAGTGCAGTTTGTTTCGCCAGTATATGAATCACTGACATTATTGAACACGCGATGAAAGTCACGAGGTGGTTCTTGCATCACGTTATCAATGCTTGGATTACTATAAACAAGAATCATATTATCAGGCACAGCATCGAGGTTACGCCTGACAATACCAATACGCTTAGTCCACAGCGCAAAGGTAGTGTTGGGGTGCGCTCTTGCGATATCACAAAAGTTTAAGAAGTGATTATCGTTTATTAGCTCACCGTGACCATGGAAGCGAACATACGCTGCATTGATAGGCGGCACAGTAATAGGCCCATCACTAGCAAGTATCTCGCTGTTACGCTTAAAGGAAGGCACACAGTTCTTTCTAAAAGTATTTAACATATTCATACTGTAACACTTCTTACAGATACTTTTAGATTTAGCTTTGTTGTACTCTTGCTGACAAAAAGGATTGCTAGTGGTATCGGTATTAAAAGCTGAGATGCCATCTAGCTTTCCAGACATTTTACTGGAGCGCACGATCGGGATCATATACAACCTCCTCTTTAACTATGCGGACACGCTCTTTATCTTTTCTGTAAAGGTCACAGAAGTATATGGCAGTGTCAAAAGAACTGTACCAATCAGAACCATCATTACATCTAGCTACCCAATCACAAATATTGGCATCGAATCTTTGAATGCTAAACCAAGTGCGTATTGCCATAATAATTATTCCTCATGTCGATAAAGATCTTCTTCGGCTATCCAGTCTATAAGTCTGTCATGCTGCACATCACTTAGACTAGATAGAATACAATTACCCAAGAACTCAACACGCATAAGCTCAATGATCTTGTCTTGAGTATCAAAGTAATATTGGACTTTAAGATCAACAAGCAAAGGCCAATCTTCAATTAGTACATCACGCATAACTAATAACTCCCCTCTCCGTTGAAGACACCAAACTTATGAGCAACATTCATGGGCGGTACATCTTCTTTTCGAAGTTTAAGTTCAGCACAATACCTCTCAACATACACACGGTTATAGTGTGTTTTAGAATGACCCAAAGCACCAAAGTATGTGGCACTAGCATTAGCATAGTACCGATACAAAGTATCATTATCTAACTCATCTAACTTATCAAACATTCTACACTCCTCTACATTACCCGAACCTAATTGCTTATCGTTACTAGTACCCTATCAGGGCTACTACTCCTCCATGTGAGCCAAAAAGTTTATCCTGCTGGAAACTGTTCATTTAATTTATCTACTAATTCTGGTGGAAGATAAGTTTTTGGATCGTCATATCCAATCTTAATATTTTTTTCATCCATTAACTCATTTCCGTCTTTATCTAAAATACTCATAATCATATAATTATGAATGCCCCAGTTATCTGGCTCTGCTAAATATCCCAAATAATTTATAAACATAACGACCTCATTGGTAAAGTTAGGCCCATCGCCGTCCCCAAAACCAAACTTATTAAAAGCCTCTTCCCATTCCCATACAATCTCAGTTCTCATACTTAACTCCTTTTTGTGTTAATTTATGTATGGCAATGACCATCAGGCTCGATAGCTACCCACATGTTGCACCACTTAACGACGATTGTGTCCTCAGCAATCATCTGAGCAACAGTCCTTCTAAAATCTAAATAAGATTTTACTGTGTCTTGCTGCTCAAACTTTCTCTTCAATGAACGCTGTTGTGCTTTAGTTAGCTTCATCATAATAACCTCCATAAAAAAGGGGCCGAAGCCCCATTAGATTCAAATACTAGATGGTGTCGTTGGTGTCTCTAATTCTAGTAACTTATGGTTTAGCTCTTGATTGCGCTTTACCAACATTTCTAGTCGAACATCCTTGTCTTGAATTACTGACTTGATCTTACGGTCAAGAACTCCAATGATATCTGCGATGCTTACGTCTGATAAAACATCTAGCAAATCAACACTATCTCCCTCGAGTATATAACTCATTATATCTTGCTCGAAGATATTGCTTTCGTTTGCAGATTTCATAAGATCTTCAACATCGTCGAACTCTACAGTGATCTCATCTGAGTAATCACTAAGATCAACATCAACAGCTATCCATCCAGTTGCAGTTGCCATATATATCTCCTATTTAGGTTGGTTAAGAAATTGATTTACAGTTCCAGAAAAGTTAGATCCTCTCTTATTAAACTCGATAAGATCTTTTAAACAAAGCTCTTCGGGTAACAGTCCCTGATTAGTAGCGGCCTCAATAATTTGATTCCACTCATCGTCTGTGCCGTTAGTAAAAACACTACGGCACACGCGATCCCAGATAGGTTTCCGAAAAGACTTTGGATAAACAATCATTTCTGGTTATTCCTGTAAGCCTCAATCAAGACCCTAAAGAACTGAGGATTAGTCAGCTTAAAAGGATAATTATTTGAGTAACTTAACTCATCCCTAAGCTCAACAAACTCCTCTACTATTTCTTTAGGTAAGTTTACGTGTTTAGCTTTAGCGTTGTAACCTTTCTTTGCAGCTTTACGTTGCTCTTCAGTTACATGTTTCTTTGGTCTACCTGCAGGCATTTTACCTACTCCTATGCTAGTTTAATTAAATGACGTTCAGCTGGTGACAACACCATACCGTCTTCAGTTTCTGGTGCTATCTTCAAACGCTTAGTGAAGAAAGACTTACACTCTTCTTCACTGCCTTCAAAGATAACCTCAGAAGTGGAGATCGGATTGTGGTTATGCCACCAAACGACTACGAAGTTTTGATTTTGCATTTAGCACCTCCTCTACTTCGTCTTGACGACTGTCGGGCTGATCTTCCTGATGCGCCCCACAGATGAGACAGAATGGTACTTCTTTACTCCAGATGTACCACTCGTCGCATTCACAGTCCCAGTAATCTGGGTTCGTTTCAATTTCAATACCATAAGTTTTAGTAGTCATGACCCTCACTCAACACTATCTTATCTGCTTCATTAACATCAAGCGTATGAACTTTTAAGAGTTCATCCCAATCAGCATACCGATCAAACAAGTCTGTGGCATGCTCTTCATTTTTAGCTATGACCTTAACCTCATACACCTTAGTCATAGTTACAGAATAGAACTTCATACACCACCTCCAAACATATAGCCCATGACAAAACCGAAACTCATAAAACCAATACATAAAATACCAACAACAATTAAGTCTTCACTCATCACACTCTCCTTAAGCTACTATGCTTCCCAAGTACAACTTCCATACATAAGGCTCAGACTGAACCCAGTAATGATCAACGTCTTTATCAACGCCCCACATCGCCAAGGCATCAAAGCACATTTGATCAATCGTGCCACCAGACATTTCAATACGGTCACCATCAAAAACAAACGTCATCGCCATCGCACTCTCCCTAGTCCTCTTTAGATTTAAAAGCCTTTCAAAAGCCAAAGGCTTTTAAATCTAAAGAGGACTAGAAGCCCTCTTCTCGAATAATATTACTAAGACGCTTAGATTCATCTTCAAGATACTGTCGCCGCTTCTCCTCGAAGTATTGCCTGAAGTGATCATCATCCATCATAGCCGTGATAGTTAATATATCTACTTCAGGGTTTGCATTCTGAATGCGTTCAAGGATTCGCCATTCCTTTGAGGAATATCTAGAGTTCATATTCTGGCACCTCCACAGTTACGATATAACCTAGATTCTTGATTGTGTATATGGCCTGCTTTGTCAGCGTCTTAGTTCCAGCTAACTCTGCAAACAACTTAGCATCACTACACATTGGATAGATAACTTCGTTACCATACACAGTTTTAATTTGAACTATGATTTCTTTCATTGTCTTCGACTCCACCAAGTTAATAATAAGAATGTAATACAGCATACCATAAGAAAATTAATTATATCAGGCGTGTACATGTTTTGTTATCCCCCAGAAAATAAAAACCCCGCACGAGGCGGGGCATGTGAAGCCAGTAATAAATTACTGGAGCTTAGTGAGCAGGATATTAACCGCCTGCGTCAGATCTTCGATCTGCTTGGCCTGAGCCGCGACGGTCTTCTCGAGGTCAGTCTTCTGTGAAGACTTAGCAGGCGACTTAGCTTTCGTGGGCGTTGAAGCCGTAGGCTTGGTCTTGATCTTGGCCACGATGTCCTTCGGAATTGACTTGGCCTTGAAGTACTTCTGTACTTCAGCGTGAGTCATTTGAGTATTCGTTTCCGAATACTTGTTGAGCAGGATGGCTTGGAACATTCGGAAGCTCATGTAAGAATCCTTCTGAGGATTCTTTGCGAGGTACAGCTGGGTGAATCGGGAGGCAACCCCGTTTAACTGCTTTGCAGTTGCTGGGCGGTTAGCGTCGATGGAACTGTAATCAAATTTACTCATAGTAAATCTCCAAGTGGTTGAATTTTGCAGGCCAGCCAAGCCAGCCAGCCTTTTGGGTTGAGGCAGCCCTTGTAAGTCTTTTAAACCCCTCACAAGTGAGGGGGGTTTAAAAGACGTCAAGGGCTGTTTCGACTTTTTCAGATTCTAAGATCTTCTAGGTAACCCTAATGGTTTACTTGTTAACTTACTGAGATATTTATAGTTTGTTGAGTTTTTCTAAAACTTCTTAGAAGTTTTTTAAAAACTTTGAAGCTGGAAACCAAGCTCTGAAGACTTACAAGATCTTACAGATCTTGTAAACCTTGGAAGGCTTCTGAATTTTCTTAAGAAAATTTTACGTGGGCTGTGAAGGCTCTCGAGTCTTTGAAGTTTTCTTAGGAAAACTTTATAGGCGGGCAGGTGGCCATGCCCCCACCCCCATATATATACTCATGGTCGCACAATTTGAAAGGTTTTCAATGTCAACCAGTTTGGGGGCGCACTTCAAAGAGCTTTAAAGGCGGGTATACAGACATGTATGCCCGGCTGGGCTACATAATCTATTATAGCCATGAAATTTAGATCTGTCAATACCGTTGTGATATATTACCGCTTGACAAAACTGTAAATCAGGTATATAATTTATAATTATGAACAAAGAACTTACTATAAAACAAAAGACTTTTCTTGACAGTTTAATGTCATGCAATGGTGATCCAAAAAAAGCAGCAGAGCTTGCGGGGTACGCGGAAGGCTCTTATGTTTCCGTAGTTAAAGGCTTAAAAAAAGAAATAATAGAACTAGCTGAAAACATATTAGCTCAAAGCGCCCCTAGAGCCGCTCTAAAGCTTGTTGAGGTTATGGAGAGTGATAACCCTATCCCACAGGCTAATGTTCGTTTACAGGCCGCACAGACACTTCTAGACCGTGTTGGCCTATCAAAGACGGATACATTGAATGTTAATGTAGAAGGTAATAACGGTCTTTTTATATTACCCGCTAAACAAGAGCTTGTTATAGACGCAGAATATGAAGAGACGGAATAGTAGTACCATTCCTTTTGGGTATAAGCTGCAAGAAGATGGCGTACACTTAGAAGAAATAGAAGAAGAACTAAAAGCTCTTAATAAGATTGTGCCGCTCGTAAAAAATAAAGTTTTATCTTTACGAGAGGGTGCAACATGGCTGGAATACGATACAGGTCGTCCAATATCTCACACTGGTTTAAAAAAGATAGCAGACAAGTATGAATGATTGGGACGAAAACCCTGACAGTTATTTAAAAGATGACAACGGTGAGTTCATTTTAAAACAAGATGGAACACCTAAACGAAAACCCGGAAGGCCAAAAGGCTCTAAAGGTCGTGGTTATAACTACCACTCTGAAACTAAAGCAAGAATAAAAGCCCGACAAGAAGTAAAAGGCAAGCAGAAAAAGTTAGCGCAGGTACGCACCAAACTTAAAAACTATGAGAAGTCTTATAGCACCTCTAAAAAAACACTACAAAAACTAGAGGGTACTGAGGTAGAATCTGAAGGTAAAATAACAACAACTACTGAAGATTTACCCAAAGCGCTAAAGACCGTCGCAGAAGAGAATGTCATATTTAGGCCCAACAATGGCCCACAAACAGACTTTCTCGCAGCTTCTGAGACCGATGTTTTATACGGGGGTGCGGCTGGTGGAGGTAAGAGCTATGCGATGTTGGTTGATCCTCTTCGCTTTGCTCATCGGGCAGCGCATAGGGCATTAATCCTGCGGCGTTCTATGCCAGAGTTACGCGAGCTAATTGATAAATCTCGTGAACTCTACCCGAAAGCCTTCCCCGGTTGTAAATATAAAGAAGTAGAAAAGCTCTGGAACTTTCCGTCTGGAGCTAAAATAGAATTTGGATTCTTGGAACGTGACGCAGATGTATATCGTTATCAAGGACAAGCATATAGTTGGATTGGCTTTGACGAGATTACGCATCAAGCTACAGAGTTTTCTTGGAACTATTTGGCCTCTCGTTTACGTACAACTGATTCTGAGATTATCCCCTATATGCGTTGTACAGCTAACCCCGGTGGCATTGGCGCTCACTGGGTAAAAAAGAGGTACATAGATCCATCACCACCTAACGAATCTTTTAAGGGTTTTGACGGTCTAACAAGAAAATTTATACCAGCAAGGCTAGAAGATAATCCATACCTAGCCAATGATGGTCGTTACGAGCAAATGCTAAAGGCTTTGCCGCCTACACAACGCAGGCAGCTTCTAGAAGGTGATTGGGAAGTTGCAGAGGGTGCAGCATTTACGGAGTTTGATAGGTTTGTTCATATCGTTGATCCTTTTGAGATTCCAATACATTGGGAGCGATTAAAAGGTATTGACTATGGTTATGCTTCTGAATCAGCTTGTATTTGGGGTGCAGTAGACAAAACTGACGGTACATTAATTATTTATCGTGAGTTATATCGCAAAGGACTACTAGCTACAGAACTAGCCAGATTAATAACTGAAATGGAAATAAATGATCCTTTTAGTGTTCCGGGCGTATTAGATACAGCATGCTGGAACAGAACAGGAACCACTGGTCCTACTGTTGGTGAAACACTAGTTAAGTCTGGTCACAAACTTAGAAGGGCTGATAAAAACAGAGTAGCTGGTAAAATTCAAATCCATGAATACTTAAAAGTTCAGCAAAGCGGAAGACCCAAACTACAAATATTTAATACTTGTCCTAACCTGATACGCGAACTACAAAGTATTCCTCTGGATAAATCTAACCCTGAAGACGTTGATACACACGCTCCAGATCACGCATATGACGCTTTGCGATATCTAATTATGTCTAGACCAAGGATACAAGATCCCTTGGATAGAATGCGTAATATAAAAATGGAGCAGAGCTTTAAGCCTTTTGACTCAACTTTTGGTTATTAAATAATGTCAGAATTAGAAAATACAATTACAGAAAACGCAGACAATATATTCTTTGAAAGCGTTGAAAACGAAGACGGCATGACTTTAAATGTCGATGAACAGATAAAATCTAATCTGGCAGGCCTTATTGAGGCTAGATACACTGAAGCTGAGTTAGCAAGAGATAGTGATGAGAATCGTTGGATTACAGCCTATCATAACTTTAGAGGCATGTATTCAAAACACATAAAGTTTCGTGAAAGCGA